AGTAGGATCAATTGATTGCTGGTGATTAACTGCTTTTACTCTTGCAGCTCTAGTTTTATATTTACCAGTGTGAACCAGGTTGGCTACCATTGGATTTATGAATCCTTGTGAATGTATAGTTTGATCAATTAAAGTTCTATCAGCTCTCAATACCTTATATCCAACAGGCTTGTCATCCTCATTTGCAAAATTACCAGATGTTCCTAACCATGTATAAAACTCAGCAGTAAGTGTTACCCTAAGTTGGTTGTAAGTTCCTAGGACATTTCCCTCTGGAGCTTTTAAATCCATGATCCAAAAAGGATCTGAAGTTTGTCCTCTTCTATTGTAAAACTTTACACCTACTCTGTACAACTCTCTATCCTTAAGGAATTGTAATTCTTCTGAAACATCTTCAGATAATGACGATTGAACAACCTCTACTTCTACATATTTTCCAGTTGCACCTTTAGTTGTACCATTTAACTGATACTTATAAGTTTCGTAATCTTTATTTATTGCGTCATGTCCTGGATATAATACAAAATCTGGACTTGTAACTGATGATATTGCACCAGCAACTTGATTGCTTGAGTCTATGTAAGCATTATCTAATACTTGACAAGAACCTCCGCTGCTGAATGAATATGCTCTCATATCTAAATCAACATCAAAACTACTTTCTTTTATGTTTACAGGAAATAACCTGTTATCTTTTGTTACAATATGTTTTGGAACAATAGGGCTAGATCCTAAAAATATAAACTCCTCTAAAGAAATAGCTGTCTGACTTGATCCGTCATCAGTTAAATCCATAGAAGTATAATTATCTATTTGTTTGTCCGCAACAATACTTATTTCAGGACTTTGATTGTAAGCTGTGTATTTTATTGAATACAATTTAATGTGAGTAAACTTAGGGTCTATGCTTTTTATTTTAATCTGCACAGATCTTCCTAATACCTCATTCACTTCTCCACCGCCAAGTCCATCTCCTTTATCTATTGGAGTTAATTCCGAAGGAGGTGAGATAGTTGTTTGAGCTCCATTAAGAATGTACAAGCCATAAGCATATTGAACCATTCCTGATGTGTGTTGACCACCTGCAACCACTCCTTTTACTAACGCTTGTGATAGTACAAAAGTACTTACAACATCAATAGAGCTTGCACTTAAGTCAATAAGGTTATCTCTATCTCCATTTGCAACACTTTGACGCAAGTTGAAAAATCTAAGTTGATGTTTACCATCAGCAAAGTATATTTTTTGTATAACTGAATTTTCGTAATTAAACAATATCTGTACAAGGTTCTCTTTAGATAAATCTAAATCACCCATGTACTTTAGTACTAAATCAAAAGATCCGTCATTTAAGTTTTCTAATTCCCAGAAACAATCAAATCCATTTCCATCAGTTGTAATAATCATTGCTGAATCCCTGAGTTCTTTTGTACCTATTATTTCCTGAGTACCTGAAGTATTGAAAGTTGATCCGTTCCAATATGATTCTTCTAACTCACATCCAGGTGTAATGGCTCCAGTTCTCTTATAAGCCAAAGACTTAACATTCCCTTCAACTGTATAATTAATGCTTGTATTAGGGCTGTCAATAGACGGAGTAGGAATAGAAAAGATTAGCTCATTTCCAGCTTCGTTCGTAACAGCAAAAGTACTTTTTTGATCGGTTGCTAAAATACGGATATTTTTTGCATCAAAATATTTGTCAGACTGTAAGTCAGCAGACAAATCCTTGGTCATTCCTTTGTAATTAACCTCGTGCTTCTTTATCATTAGTTTATTCTCATTTGTTCCTGAGCACCTAGAAATTCAAATCTTCTTTTGAATTCAGTTGTACTTGGAAGTATTTGTGTAACTACATTTGTCAATGTCTCCATTTCATCTTGACTTGGCATCTTTAATCTTGAGTCTGCTTGACCTACATTAAACATGTAATCAACCTCAGCCTTGTTAAGCTTTCTGTCTGATATCATATCCATGTCATTCATTATGTCAAACCACTTCCACTTGATGTAGCTTTCGATACATCTAAGTAAAGTCTCATCATCCAATACAAGAGGATAGCATTCTTCATCTACTGCAATTGCTTTGTAGATTATATTTATATCTCCCTTTTCGAAATTTACATTAACATACTTACTGTTTAAAGAATAAGTAAAGTCTTTCCTGCTAGGAAGGTTATTCCCAACATGAAAAAATTCTTGAGATATGTCTTCACTTGCAGATAATGTTATTGGCTGACCTGAATCAGTTCTAACAATACCTTCAACCTTAACCATATCAATAGGCTTGCGCGCTCTGAAGTTAACAACGTTTAATCCCTCTCTCTTTGTTACATAGATAGAAGGTGCGTCAAGTATTCTTAATACCTGTATTGCATTGTCAACTATAAATTCATAGCTTAGGTCTTTCATGATAGGGTTTCTTGTTAACCTGTCAGCCACCATTTTAATACTTACTAAATTACCTGTGCTTGCCATAATGTGCTTATCTTAAAAATGCATCAATCTTTCCTGCAAATATTGCCTGAGATAATTGACGCTTTAATGTTCTGTTGAAACGCATTTTGTAAATGCTTTTGTTCTTGTAGTTAGCTTTAGACCTTCTATAGAAAATTCTGAATGTATGACCATCAGTATGTTCATTGGTGTATCTAACTTTTATTTTTTTTTCTCTAGCTGATTTATTCTCAGCCCACAATTCCCTTGAAGCTTTCCAATTAATAGGAAGATTATTTACAATGTTTCCATCATCATCAATCTTAACTTCTTTCTTCACTTTCCTTAGTTCAATCTTTCCAGTACGACAAGGCATGAAATATTCAGCACCTTTTGTAGAGATTCTATTTCTGACATGATCATTATATTCTCTCAATACTTCTCCAAAAATAACTCTAGTTATTTCTTTGTGCTCTGTTGACTTTATAAAATGTTTATAATAATCACCACTTCCAAAATCTGCCTTTATTCTGTGAATCCTTTTATCTTCTTGCATTAGATCTTGTTGTTGAAACTTGTCTATCATCAGCAGCATCATTAGTATTATCCCCAGGGATACCTAATGACCTTGTTAAATCTTGTACAATCATTTGAACAACCATATCTGACATAGACGCCTCGATAGGATATTCATCTTCCCATGCTTCTTTAGTTAAATCAACATTACACATAAGTTCCCTAGCAGCATCTGGTGCTTCGAATACATCTGTAACTTTAATTGATTTAAGGAATTTATGCTTATTATCTTTTGATATTAAGAATAGTTTTCCAGAAAAATCAACAGCACAGTATGTCAGGTGTTGTGTAAATTTGTTTTCAAATAAGAAAGGGATTCTTTCAATTGCTATAACATTGATAGCTATAGCTTTGCCATCAGACAATCTAACGTTAAGAGGCCCTTCTTTTCCTTTAATCTTAATTGATGAAGGTAACTTAACTGTTGTTGATAGTATTTTTCCAGCACAAGAATACCCGTCAACTGCGTTAACGAGTTCTAAATCCATACAAAGTTCTTGCTTAACCTCAATTGGCATGTGCCATGCACTTTTAGCATACTGTTGTTTCAACAACATTGCTCTCTTTGTATCTATAAGGCTTGAAACTAATTCCTCAGTGATGTGTGAATCATCACTAAGGATATTTAATTTCTCGAAAACTGTATAGATTATTTCTCTTTTAATCATTGTGTTTGTTTATTAGTATCTTTTTCCTCCGAAATAGAAGTGACCTAAACGATCAACTTGTATTTGAGTCATATGACTTTTTCCAGATTCATCAATCATATTGATTGCAAATCCATTAGCCCATTGAGCTTTCATAGGTCTAGTTGCGTAATTAAAAGCTTTAGAATCAAAGTTTGCACAAGCACCAATATTGAATGCTGACATAGATCCTTCTTGATAATGTTGAATTCTGTGAGTATGTACGTAAGCACAACTTCTTCTCAACTTATCTAAATGAGCTTTTGCATTATGAATACTAAAGTAAATTCCGTGAAAGATATCGAAATCATTACCTAATGTAATAAAGTCTTGACTCCATCTAGTTTTTACATTGTATCCTCTTTGCCATAATCTTAATCCTTCTTCAGGAGAAATCAATGGTGTTTTTGCATTGTCCATGACAGACATCCATCTGTTATATCTATCTTCATGATTACCATATAGATATGTCTTCCAACAATCTTTAGGTAATACTCTATTGAAATCATCCAATAATTCATTACCAATAGCATATTCATCATTTAATGTTAAACCAGGTACAGCAGTAAATCTACCTTTATCATGGCTTGACAATGGATTCAAATCTAAGAAATCACCCAATAAGTGAAACCCTTTTACTTGAGGAGCGTTGTCTCTAATCAATTCGATAATACCTCTATGCAATTGTTTATTATGAAATGGTACATGATTACATCCAAGTAATATGTGCATTCCAGCTTGATCTTTAATTTCTGGTACATTAAATCCTTTGAGTGCTTGCTTTCTTTGTAAGAAAGATTCAATAGGATCTTCTTCAGAAACTGGGACTTGTAAGCCCTTCATTCCCATTTGTCTAGCTAGTTCATTAAACTTTTCTATAAGTTCAGCAGGGATCACCTTTGCTTCTTGCTTTGGTACATCAGATGCTTTTTTTCCTAGCTCTTGCTCTAATTGGTTTTTGAATTCTTTTTTTACTTCTTTTTTTGCTTGCTTAACAGAATCTAAGCTTAACATTTCACCGTACAATCCATAAAGAATAGTTTGAATTTTTGAATTACCACACTTTAAATAACCTGGCCTCTTTCTTAAATATTCCTTGATAATTTTTATGTCTTTCATTAAGTTTTTTTAAGTTAAAAATAAAACCTTGCGACAAATATAGTTTAAATTACAATACAAGTCAAGTATTAATGTCATAAACTATTGAATCATTTAAAATACACAAAGATTTCCATTGGAAAATCTAATGAATTCCTTAGAGTCTACAAGGGTTCCACCCTCTACATCATGAAGGTAAAATGTTGTGGTAACAATTTGGTCATTTACCTGTTGATTTGGAGCTTGATAACCTACAAGGAGTAAAGAAAAAGTAGTATTAGAAGTAATTGTCTGTCCGTTAACGGCTGGATTTAAAGCTGCATCCAAAACAGTACCTGTATCTAAAACACCCCAACTAAGCCATACTGATGAAGTTGTTTTTACAATTACAGAAAACTGAGTTGAGCAAGGCCCATCAGTTCCTTTTAACCCACCTATTGTTCCGTCTCCTACAGGATCTATAAATAGAGGCTGTACTCTTAAGTTCATCTTTCCCATTATTCTACGAATGTTCCTGATCCTACATCAGCTATGGAGAAATTAAACTCTAATTGCTGTAGGTTCGTTATTAATGTGTTTGGTAAATAGACAAAGTATCCTGCATCTATTTCTGTAAAAAGTATTACTTGGTTTACGGTTACAATGTTACCACTATGTCTTAAGGTTCCATTTGCAGGAAGACTTAACACTTTAAGTTGCCCTGCTGCATCACCTTCTGGATCCGCGTATGCAGGTATAGTGCTTGTAGTAAAACTAGCTCTAGTAAAAACTATTGTAGTTGCCCAGTCAGCAACAATTGATCCATCACCTACACTTGATGGAGGTTGATTAACCTCATCAGCCACATTCATTGATATCACTCCAGTATCCAATCCGCTTAAAGAACTAGACCCTGTGTCTGCTATATCAAATGTGAACTGAAATAATCCTGACGCGCTTGGCGTGTAGGTTACATTTCCTGAACTTATATCACCAGAACTGATGTTATCATTGATTAGTATTGCTACAGAGTTCAATTCTAAAAGACCTGTTGATGGTAATGACAATATCTTTACGTAAGATAGAGGGTCATTTTCTGGATCAGAGTAAGCAGGTGTAGTCTCTGTTGTAAAATTAGCTAGTGTAAATACATGTTGCACTCCGTAAAGTGCACTTATACCATTAGCTCCTATTTGAGTAGGCCTGCCGTTAGTTCCTGCAAGCCCACTATTTGTTACTGTATATAGCATTGTTTTGTTTTAAATATGTTATTGTACCCAAATCATTGAACCAGTATCTCTCACACTAGCGTTAAATGAATCTGTTGAGATTGCATTTGCGTCTGGTGCAGTATGATAGAATGCTCCGCTAGCTAATTCAGCATTTGTAATTACCTGACCTGCCACTACTGGAGTTCCTAAGTAATAATACACTCCTGTATTTGCTGTAGATATCTCATCAATTCTTATTGCGTCTAAAGCGTTTGCTTCAGGATCAAAATAAGGAGCTATTGCTTCTGTTGTGAAATCTGCTACTGTAAATATAGTTATGCTTCTGTTTTCTGCGTATTGTGCTCTATCTCCCACTGTTGCTGGACTGTTTAAAGTTACTGCTGCTTCTACTGTTACTATACATGCAACCACGTTAGATTCCAATGGAAGCTGAGCGTCATTATCGTATGCTGAGAATGTAAAAGATGTGCCGTAAGCTAAATCTGAATCCTTGACATAAGTAAGTAATGTTGGGTCTATGTATAGTGTGTTAATTGCTATTGCATTTCCATTGTATAATAGAGTCCCATTAGAAGGAACTGTTTTAATTACAAATGCACTAGCCACTCCGCCTTCTGGATTGCTATATCCTGAAAAGATATCTGCATACGTAAAGATGTATGGGCTTGAACCATCTGTCAATGTTATAGATGTAGCAGTTAAAGTAGGAGCTTGATTATTTCCTGACCCAATTGGAATTACAATTGGTACAGACAATGAACTGTCAACGTAAGCATTCACAGCAAATTGCTCTAAACAAATATGAGGGCTAGTTCTTTGTAACTCTGCAACCATAGCATCAAGTCTTTGAAGAGTTGAATACTCCGTAGAGAATTTTACATACTTATATATCAACTTCAATAAGCTGACATTGCTTATATCTGCATCTCCATAGTACTCAAGTTTCTTTGAAAGACTATTTACTGCAGATACGAATATTCTTGCTTCCTTCTCCTCCATTTTAGACTGTTGTTAATAAGCAATCAATCACACCAACTGAAACTATATTTCCAGCAGTAGAAACTATTGGGTCAATATCGTTACAAGAATCACAATCAGAGGATTCTATTGTTATAATTAATTTACTTAAGTTAGAAATTGCATCCTGATATCTTCCCAGGATTAATGAGTTTTTTGTAGCTTCCAAATACAAATCAAATAACAATGCGTTTTGGAAGTTGGTATTACAGTTTAAGCAAGATAGGTCGATGTTTGCAATCAACTTAGCTTGAACTATGTAATATTGTGTCAAGTTAAACGTAGCTACTATTGCAGCTTCAGGTTCACTTGTTGTTATCTGTACGAAATATATTCCAGTAAAAGAGCTAACCCCTGCATTACTTGCAGATATAGTTAAGCTTTCTACTTCACTTGATCCAACAATTAAGCTAGACAAGTCTATTGACTTAGAGGGGTCTTTATATGTTGCCTCAGTCCATAATAATAATTGTGTGACAGTTTGTCCAACAGTTATATTTACGTCCAAGTCAATTGATGCTAGATCGTTTGACACTAAAAACTTAGTTACATTTATAGACATTATTTTGTTTTTAATTTAATGAATAAAAAAAGGGACAAGGAATAAATCCATGTCCCTTTTTGAGTTTTAATCTTTACTTAGATTATGTGGTAGCTAAAGGAGCAACAGAACCTGCACCTAGTACAGTATTCAAGTCAGCAATAACAGCGTTAGCTAAAGAATTTCCAGCTAAGTTTGTGAAAGGAACAACAATTGTTAAACCTTTTTTACTTTTCTTCGCTTCGTCACGACCTTCATCAAAATAAGAAATCTCAATAAAGTTATAAGTTCCAGCAGCACTAGATACTAATGCTGGCCCTTGAATGTTGTGAGGGTATCCAGATTGTCTATAAGCATCTCCTCTTTCACCTAAAAGATAGTGCTCCATTTCAACAACTTGATGTCCAGTTCCAATACCTTTACTACCAGCGTTAGTGATAACTACAGTTGGGTAAGTAGCACAAGAAATGTCTACAGAGAACTCATCATAAGCAGAAATCTTTTGATTCCCATTAAATCCAGCATCGTCCAATTTACCTTCAACAACTAAAGCTGCAGTTGCACCTGAACCTGTTTTAGAGAAAGTAAAGCTACGATTAGAAGAAGCAGTTGCTCCAACCTCTCTTGAGAAGTTACGATTTAATGATGCAATCAATCCATCAACGATAGCTTCTTGATCATTACCAGCAGCAGCCTTATAAAAACCTTGCTTTAAGTAAGTGTCTTCAGGAGATAAAGAACCGTGTCCTTGAATCTCAATGTTTACTGTATAAAGAGAATTAGCATCTACTGTTAAAGCAGAGATAGTAACTTTCTTTAATACTGGAGCAGCGTATGCTACAGACCTTACATCTAATACATTATCAGCTTTGATGGTATCACTAGAGATAATGTTTCCTAATGCATCCTTTTGGTACAACTTAAAAGCTTTCCCAGCAGCAACTGCACTTCCATCAGCTCCCAAAAGAACTAAATCATTTGCAACTCCAGCTGACTTTAATAAAGCCATTGTACTTGTTCCTGCAGGCGCTTGACCTACGTAAATGTGTCTAACTTGGTTTTGACCAGCTAATCCCATAATAATAATTGTTTTTAATTAAATAAAATTGTTTTAGATACTATCTATTTTCAAATGTAAGGATAAAGTATCTAATTTCCTAACATTTTTTTAATTCTTTTTTTAAACTCTAGAGTCTAATGTCATTCTTGCTTGAAGAGTTCCATCTCTATAATCCAATACAGCATTTTCAACGGCTATGTTAATGATCTCTCTATGAGACAGTTCCGCTAATTTGCACGTAGCTTCTGCTACTTGGCCCTGAATTGTTAAACCTAATCCTGCTACATCTGCAGCTGAACTTAAGTTGCCAACAATTATCGGTGAAGGATAAGAAATGTATCGGACATTGTATTTAGATATATTCTCAAAAGAAACTATCTCTACTGTTGTCTTAGAATTTTCCTTAGAAATATCCAACCTCCAGGCTTTGTTTCCATTTGGTCTTTTAAATGGATTCCTATAACTTAGCATGAACTCGTCATGTGTAGTTGGAAGAACTGGAATTACCTTCCCATGTATTGATGGCTTTGCACTGTTGTCTATTGTAGCAGTTTCTAATACAATATACATTGCATCGTTGCTAAGCTCATACATTATAGATTCATCCACAAGTCCTCGTGTAGAGGAAACTTGTGAACTTATCTTTTCATCTTTAACTAATTCATTTAATACCCTTCGTGCTTTCTCGTTAAGTTCGAATGATACTGAAGGATCTTTGCTTGCATCGTACATATTCTTTACATACTGCTCTTGAGCAATAGTTAGGTATGAACTAATCTCAAAAGTATCTAATCCAGGTGCTCCTTCCAGAGTATTGTTATATCTTAAATTAAACTCTTCTTTAATTTCTGGTGCAGTCATCTATCCTACTTTAAATTGTGTTTAAGTTTAGCCTCTAATGACAATCTCATTTCCTGTCCTAAGCTACTTGCTAAATACTCAGCAGATACTTGTAAGAATGGTGCGTCACCATCAGAAATAGGTTCATCATCTAAAGTGTAAAACTTCTTATCTAGCTTTGTAATTGCTCCAAACTCATAACAAGTCTCTAACAATACTTTAGTTTTTAAATACTCATCGCCCATAATAGATACAAGTAAACTTGGGTTTTTCTCAAGTTCTTTATGTAACTCAGACTGTAAGAAATCTAACTTGTGAGATCTATTAGTATTTCTACCAAGATTTCTTAAAGCATATCTTAAGATTTCTTTTTCTTCTTCGTACTTAACATACAATTTATATGCTTGTACTTTGTTACCAACCTTGTCAATTTCTTTAGCCATTTGCTCAGAAGCTGAGGTTAATACAAATTTATTAGTAGCTCTGTGTCTTACTTCATCAAGACTGTTTGCTACGATTGGACTAGCCATTAATACTTTAAGTTTGATAAACTCATAAGGATCAGACATGTCTAATCTTAATTCATCTTTACTTAAGTAGATAGGTAATATCCCCATCTCGTATGCTCCACCACCTTCTTTCCAGAATCCACCATATATAGAAAGATCAACTCCCTTTAATATGTGCTCTAATCCTTCTTTCTCTACATTGGTAAGAAGATTCTTCATCTTCCCGTTATCCATTGTTGGAGCTGGGATTGCTATTGTTGCCCCATTCAACATCCCTCCATGTGCAACATGTTTAGGATCTTTAATTCCATTCTTCTCGTTTGGAACATACTTTACTGATACTACTTTTTCCTCTAAGAAATCAGTACGTACTACTTCTTTTTTAGCTACTGCCATTGTAATTGTTTTAAACTTATTTATGATTCTTCCTTCCTTGTGTGTGAGAGTTATTACAGACACTCTCAAACTGTATTTTAAAATAACCACCCTAGCGAACAACCAGGGTGATTAAGTTTTACTCTATTCTTATGCTAATACATAAGGAATAATAGAAGCAGTTCTTGATGGATCATACACAACAACACCTAACTGGCACCATTTAGTAATTGTTCCAGAATCTTCTAAAGTTCCCATGTTACCATTGTTTACAGCTCCTGTGAAAGGATTTCTGAAACCCCATTGGTAACCTCTGATTTCTTCAGCACCTTTAACCTGTACTTTTTGAATGTTTGGATCTTCTGGAGTTCCAACATAAAAGATATCAAATCTGTAAGATTCAGCTACTCCACTTGATCCAGGGATCTTGATAGTGTTTCTGATTTTGTCATCATAGAAATCATCTACTTCTAACTTAACAGTTACACCGTTTGGAGCCATATATTCTGTGAATTGGAATCCAGCGCTCATTGCGTTAGAATGTAATTCAGAACTAGTGCTCTTAACAGTTGCAGGATTAGTTCCTGGAGTACTCATGTTAGCTGACCATCCTGAAGTTGTAGTTAATACAGCTTTGTGGAATTCTGCAGCTCCTCTTTCTCCTGTACGAAGAATGAAAACTCTTTGGTTGAATCCTAATTTACCTTCACTTAATCCAAAAAGGATTTCTTCTAACAATTCAATTGAGAAATCATTGTAAAAGTAAGTATTAGATTGCTCCATTTGCTCACGGATACCAGAACCAATTTTGATAGATCTACCAGATACATCTTTGTTATGGTATTGTCCATCAGAAGTTCTGTTAGATTTACCATACATTAAGAATTTATTCTTGTATAAAGAAAATTCTTGCTCTACTAACCAGTCTTCATATAATGCTAATGCACCAAATACTTTCTTGTTACCAGCTTTGTCAATAACAGGAATTCCCATTACTACTTGTTTGTTAGTTGCATCACCAGGTAATTTGTGGTCGATACGGATAGTAGTCAATTCACCTCTCATTGATACTGGAGTTACTCTACGAATACCACCAACTTCTCTAGAAAGACCTTTACCTACTGGAGCGAACTCTTCAGTAAATCTTTTACCAGCTACTAATTCAGAACCAGGAACACCTGATCTGTCTGATCCAGCAATTTCACATGTGTGAACCCACTGAGATCCTGATGGATATCCATCATCCAATACTCGGATAGGATATACTTCGTTCTTCTCTCCAACTACAATCTCACCTTTGAAGAACCATTGCTCATCAAATGTTAATTGAAATTCTTGACCACCTTCACCGATGTTGTTGTCACTTGCGGTAACAGTTGCACCTTTGAAAGAAGCTTCCACTAATGGAATGTTTCTACGAGAACTACCAATAAGTTCCCAATAGAACTCATTATCGTTATCTACTACTTTTGTTTCAAATTTAGCTAACATATTCTCTAGAGACTTCCCTCTATTGATTGCTAATAATTTGATCATCGCGTCATTAATTTTTGTTGGAGATGTTTTCCAGATAGCACCTAATGTGTTCTCAGGGTTGATCATACCAGCAAAAGCTTTCGCGTCAGTTACTTGGAACCTACCTAATTGCATAATTTACTTGTTTTGTGTGCCTTCTTGACACTGGTGTTAATAAAGTTGTTTTTATTCTATATCAAAATCTTTAAGATCTGATAACTTAAAATTAGAGTTGTTATCTTGACTACTTGTGTCAACACTTCCAGCCTCTGTAAAGTTAGCTCCCCTTAATAAATTTTCTATGTTGTTAGAGATCTTAGTCTCAGCTTTATTTCCGAAGATGCTGAAATCTGTAAGACCCTTTGTTAAGAAAAATAAAGTCTCTAGTTTTATTCTAGAACCAATTGGATCAGCCTTCTGAGCTTTCACAAATTTACTTTCTTTATTTCCTAAGTCAGTTGTAATCTGGTTGTACAATTCATCCTTTTGAGAATCTGTTAATGCAATACCTGGGATTACCTCTGGAGTATCAGCAATATATTCCTTAATATCCTTAAGGCTATCTTGCTCATCATTTTTGGCTGCAGTAAGAATGGTCTGTAAAGAAGACTCTTCAGACTGAATCAAACTAGCTAATGCAAATTCTGCATCTTCTACATCTGTTCCAGCATCAACACTTCTTTGAGCCATTGCCGTTGCCCTAGTCTCGTCATATCCTTTCTCGATAAAGTCCTGTGCAATTGCAGTTAACCTGAATTTTACATTGTTATCATCTTTAAGGTACTCAGGCGTTACAGCCTTAAGTTTATTTATGACATTTACTTTTTGAGTAACCTCTTCTATAGGGGCTCCTACTTGTTGAGCTTCTTCAATCTTCTTCTGTCTAGAAGTTAACCTTGACTCAACTTGTTTTTTAATAGCCTCTTCTATGTCTTCCATAGATTTGATAGAGGATGTGTCTTCAAGTTCAGGTAAAATACCTTTGGATTTGAATTCTGCAGCTAAGTTCGAATAAAGCTGTTCAGTCTCATTCAGTTTAGGAGAGGAAGAATCGCTGCCTTCTTTTCCATCAGCAGTTTTACCTGCCTGAACTTGATTTTTATCTTTACTCTGACTAGCTACGCTCTCTGGATCCAAAATAGAATCCTCACCATCAGTGTTTTTATTTTTATCATTTTTCTTTTCATCCGTGGATGCAGGAGTTGTATCTCCTTTAATTACATCTGCTAGTTTTTCACTTGCAGGAACTTCTGTTGGTTTGACAATATCAACACCTTCCTCAAAAAGGTTTAATGATGATGTGTCGAAATCCAAATCTCCTAAATTCAATTCGTCCATTATTAATAAGTTTTAATTCTTCCTGGAGCAAATCTACGTAATTTCTGCAAAAAAGTCCACTAAGTATTATAGCTAAAGTATGCTTTATTTATATAACTTAAACGTCTTTTGATAACCCACAGAGATTGTGTTGTTTGAATTAAAGCCAACTGTAAAGATGGATCCATTCTTATTTTGAAACCCTACTACTCCCTGAATAACTAAAGGATAATTCAATCCGTTCTCAGTAGGTAAGGTTAATCCAAGGCCATAAACTAAAGAGGCTCTTGGGTATCTGTACACAATTTCTGGAGTATATTTAATCGTGTCAGTCTTTATTTTGTAATCGATTGAGTATTCAAGGAGTTTACCTCTAGTTGTGAATTCTCCGTCTATTTTAATGTCTTTGTTGTTTATAAGTGTTCCTTTGAATTCATCTAACGCAATGCTTTCAAGGAATAAATTTTTAGCTGCAAGAGAGTCATTTCTCTCTATTGCTTCTTCGTACTTTGCTTTATAAAGTGAGTCAACTACAATTTGTTTCTTTTGTGGTTTAATTTTGCCAGGCACTTCTACTTTAATGTAAATAGTATCCCTTACAGCTTCCTGAATCTTCTTCTCTACTTCTCCGACCTTTTTATCTACTACGACAACTACATCGTCAATGGTAGGCTCAGTCTTGAATATAGTATGCTCTGCTATAAACAATGCTGCTATGATTATTATTACAAGTCTATAATCTAGTTTCATTTAGTCTCTCTTTATAATTAACTGGAATTCACTAGGAAGTATTTCATTCAACCTTCTCATAGTGTATTTACTTTTTGTGACATCATCATATCCGTCACTATTTATATCTTTAAATTGCATTCCAACAATTAAACATCCTGATGTATTTGTGTAAAAATTACCATGATGTATTAAAATGTAATCTCTACCTTCAACATCTAGTACATGGAAATGATTACCGTATTTTTCTGAATATCTTTTTATACAGGTATATTCCCCTTCATTTATTCTTGAGACGCGCCTTTGATTATTCTTATCAGATAACTCTAGCATTACTCCATTAAGAATAGAACATCCGTCATTTCCTATAACGTGAAATGTGCTTAATGTTTGAATTTCATTTGATGGAAATCTAGATACCTCTAATCTCATCTTAACTTTGTTTCTTAAATATTTGTTTGATTTTTTCAGGAAAAAACACAAGCATTTTTTTGAATAAATTGTTTCCACTTACTGCTTCCATATTTTCGTAAACACTATAAACCTCTACTAAACAAGCTGTTGTAATCGCAATCTCTGTAATTGATACTTGTTTTCCCATTAATTCTATAACAGCTAACCCAAATACAAGACTGTCTAAAACAGCAAATGTAATTATACCAATTCCATATTCATAGCTTTTTCTCCAGGTGCTTCTCATTCCGTGGGAAGATATAGATCGCCAAAAGATTTTGCTAAATAGGTTAAATGATATCTTGTGGATGTGTAGGCTTTTTCTTATGCCAGTAAGTAAGTCAATGAATATAATAATGGATAATGCAACCAGGGTCGTTTTCATTTCTAAAATTAGTATTAGGATTGGAGCTAGGGACAAAAGCACCGATTTGGCTAGTGTCATTTTCGTAAAAAATAAATATAATGATTTCATAATTTCAATTAACTAATCAGGTAAATATAAGTCATTTACTTCGCTATTCTTGTTTAAATATTATAGCTAAACAGTTAGTAAAAACTGCTTAGCCAATTTAAGACTTTCAGGATAGAAATCTATATATTAACAAGGAGCTGTCGAATCAACTGTTGACCCGCCTGTTTGAATATGGTAACTACCAAGAGCATTTA